CCGTGACCGACAGCCTGCTGCTCACCGTCGACCCCGACGACCTGGCGTGCACCGACCTCGACCGAGAGCCGGCGCCCCGCGTCGAGCTGCCCGACCCGTACCGCTGCGACGACCCGTGGTGCCGCAGCGCCGGGCAGGGACCGCACCTGCACGGGACCAGGCCGGACGGGAGGCGGGTGTGAGCACCTCAACAAGCACACCGACAATCCCTGCCGTCGAGGAGATGGAGCGATGGCTGGAGGACGATGACGACACCCGGCACCTCGTGTGCATGCCATGTGACGCTGGGCCAGTCGTCGTCCGCACATTGTGCGGGCTGCGCATGACGGTAGATCACCAGGCCCCGCCGGACGGCTCGCCATACTGCCGGGACTGCCTCGTCAACGTCCCGCCTCACCTGGCCTGCCGATGAGTAAGACCGTCTACACCGACGAGCAGCGCACTGAGGCACTCGACGCCTACCGCAGCGTCGGCCCCAAGGTGGCGTCCGAGCAGACCGGCATACCCAAGGCCACCATCGCCTCGTGGGCGCGACGCATGGGCGTGCACACCAACGTGGCGCTGCCGGAGCAGGTCGCGGCGGCGCACGCCAACGCTGCGGTGGCTGGCGAGGAGCGGCGGCTGCGGCTCGCCGACGGGCTGCTCGAGGACGTGGGGCAGTTGCGCGAACGGCTGTTCGCGCCGATGGAGTACGTGCACGTCAAGACGGTGGGCGTCGGCGGCGGCGCCTCGCAGGTCGAGCAGGTCACCGTCGAGATGGACCAGCCGACCCCCGCCGACCAGCTCAAGCTGGTGCAGGCCATCACCGGCCTAATCGAGAAGGTGCAGCTGCTGACCGGCGAGGCCACGTCCCGCGACGAGGGCACCGGCGGCTACGACCTTGAGCAGGAGCTGCGCAGCCACCAGGCGGCGCAGGCCGAGAACGCCGCGATCCGACGAGCACAGGAGGCACCGTGAGCGACGAGCCGCCGCGCATGGAGGATGCGACCGAGGCAGACCTACTGCTGGCGATGACGGCTTGCGGCTCGCGGGCTGCGTACGGCGGCTTCGTCCGCGTGGCGCTGGCGGCGATCTATGCCGAGCGCAGGGCGGCGGTCGAGCAAGACACTGGCGTCTACGCCCGGTTCTTCTACCAGGACGAGGACGCCAACGAATACGGGCCGTTCGACTCAGCCGAGGATGCTGTCCACGCCGCCTGCCCGACGCCATGACGGACGCCCCGCCGTTCGTCGGCACCGCAGCCCTGCTTGTCAGCACCACAGCGGTAGCGGTCGGCGTCGTCGCTGTCGGCGCAGCGGTCACCGCCGGGGCGTGGCTGCGCGGGTGGTGGCCACTGCGAGGGACGGGCGAGCACATCGTGCTGCGTGGCACCGGCGAGCGGTGCGCGCGCTGCTGGCGGCCCTGGCCTCAGGTCGTGCAGCGGTCCGACCCGTGGCGCTGCGGCCGGTGACCGCCCTCCCGCCCGAACTCGCCCCGGCCTTGCGCGAGCGAGCCGAGCGCCTGCTGGCCGAGTGCGCCCCCGCCACGCACCGCGAGCACGGCCACCACCCGCAGCCCCGCAAGGTCTGCTGGGTCTGCCACCAGCCCGGGCCGCTGGTGTTCCACCACCGGGTGCACGGCGACGACAGCACACTGGTCGAGGTGCACGCGCGGTGCCACAGGCGACTGCACAGGAAGCCGAAGGCGTGAACGCACACACCCGCTGCGCATGGCAGGACTGCGCTCGTAGCCCCGCCACAGGCCACCCGTTGTACCGGGTCAACCCCAAGGGGGAGCTAGGCGTGTTCGTCTGTGGCGAGCACAAGCGTCTAGCGGACGCACCGCCCCGCGAGCCGAGATGAAGCGCGGTGCCCGTCGCATTCAGGCCGCCCTCGCCGCATGGCTCAACCGCGCCCGGCCCAACCAGCTGCCGCCGCCCGGCGACTGGCTGGTGTGGCTGCTGCTCGCCGGCCGAGGATTCGGCAAGACGCGCACCGGCGCTGAGACGGTCGCGCTGTGGCTCATCAACGAGCCGGGCTGGCGCGTAGCCCTCATCGCCGCCACGTTCGATGACGGGCGCGACACCATGGTGGAGGGCGAGTCCGGCCTGCTGGCGGTGCTCGACCGCTACGGCGTCGGCTACCGCTGGAACAGGTCGCTGGGGCAGCTCATCCTCACGAACGGCTCCCGTGCCGACCTCTACAGCGGCGAGAAGCCGCGGCAGCTCCGTGGGCCGCAGCACCATGCGGGGTGGGCCGACGAGTTGGCGTGGTGGATGCACCCGCGGGCCACCTGGGACAACCTGCTGTTCGGCCTACGCCTGGGCGACCGGCCGCGCATCATCATCACGACCACGCCCCGCCCGCTCACCCTGCTGTCCGAGCTAGTTGTGGATCGGCGCACCGTGATGACGACCGGCAGCACCATGGAGAACCGCGCCAACATCCCGCCCGACATCTTGCAGACGTGGCTTGAGAAGTACGACGGCACCAGCGTCGGTCAGCAGGAGCTGTACGGCATCCTGGCGGACGGCATCGACGGGGCGCTGTGGAGCCGGGCGCTGCTCGCCGCCGCGCACGGTGCCGTGCTGCCGGACCTCGAGCGCATCGTGGTGACGATCGACCCGGCCGTCACCTCGAGCGAGGAGTCGGACGCCACCGGCCTGGTCGTCGCCGGCCGAGGCCCGGCACCGGCCGGGTGGGAGCCGCCCGAGGGCGTGCTCGACCTGGCCCGCGCCATGGCCGCCCCGCACCTGTACGTGCTGCACAGCGAGCAGGACCGCTGGACGCCCACCGAGGCCTGCACACGGGCGGTGGAGCTGGCGCTGCTGTACGGCGCCGACGAGCTGGTGGTGGAGGCGAACAACGGCGGCGACTACCTCACGGCGGTGCTGTACGCGGCCCTCGACGCGGCGGGTGTGCGCATGCGCGTGGAGAAGGTCACCGCCACCCGCAAGAAGATCACCCGCGCCGAGCCGACCGTGGCCCTGTACGAGCAGCACCGTGCGCACCACGTCGGCAAGCACGAGGCGCTGGAGGACCAGCTGGTGTCGTACACGGGCGACGGCAAGGAAGCTAGCCCGGACCTGATGGATGCGCTGGTGTGGGCGCAGGCCCGGCTCATCCCGCTGGACGTGAAGCGGCGGCGGACGCGCCGTGCGCCCGCGACACGGGGGGCCTGACCTGATACCGTCAACCCACCCCCGACAGGTAGGCAGGCGCATGGAATCCTGGTACGACGAGCCCGGCTTGCAGGTGTGGCACGGCGACTGCATCGAGGCGATGCGCGAGCTGCCCGAGAGCAGCGTCGACAGCATCGTCACGGACCCGCCGTACGGGCTCGGCTTCATGGGCAAGGACTGGGACGACCTGCCGCCCGGCCTGCCGTGGGCGCAGGAGTGCCTGCGCGTGCTCAAGCCCGGCGGGCACCTCCTCGCGTTCGGCGGCACCCGCACCTGGCACCGCCTCGCCTGCGCCGTCGAAGACGCCGGGTTCGAGATGCGCGACAGCATCGCGTGGGTTTATGGGCAAGGATTCCCGAAGTCCTCGAACGTCGGCAAGTCGCCATTGTTCTGTCAGTGCAGTGAGGCAGACTGGGCGCATGGGTCAGGTGGTCCGCAGGCCGAACACGACGTGCACCATGTGCTCGGCGGCGATGTACCGCCGCCCGTACGAGCTGCAAGCGGGGCGGGGCCGCTACTGCTCTCGAGCCTGCCGCAACAGGGCGCACCCGGCGACAGGCCCGTGCCCACCGAAGGGGCACCCGATGGAGCGGAACCCGGCATGGAAGGGCGGCGTGACGTACAAGCGGCCGAAGGGCAACTACGTCGGCCCGAGGTACGTACGGTGTCCGCCCGGGTGGCTGAGCATGGCGCGGGCGGATGGCTACGTGATGGAGCACCGTCTAGTGATGGCGCAGTGGGTCGGCCGACCGCTACGTCGGACGGAGTGCGTGAACCACGTGAACCACGACCCGAGGGACAACCGCAGGGAGAACCTCGACCTGTGGCCGTCGAACGGAGCACACAAGATGGGCGAGGTTGGCCGGTTTGTGCCCGGTGTGGCAAACAGTGTGCGGTAGGGCTTGGCACCGCCCTCAAGCCCGCGTTCGAGCCGGTCGTCGTCGCCCGTAAGCCGCTGACAGGCACGGTCGCGAGCAACGTCCTGGCGCACGGCACAGGGGCGCTCAACATCGACGGGTGCCGGGTGGAGGGGGTCGTGGGGCATCGCTCCAGCGGCGGCTACAACGGCTCACCGGTGTACGGCGACAGCGCGGGCGTCACGGGTCGCACATACGACCAGGGCCGCTGGCCGGCGAACGTCGTCCTGGACGAGTCGCAAGCCGCCGCGCTCGACCAGCAGAGCGGCACGAGTCGCAGTGGCGTGCAGACCAAGCCTGTCGGCCGGGGCGGTATCTGGACAACGCAGGACGGCGAGGCGCCTGCCGAGCCTCAGTACGGTGATACCGGCGGTGCCTCCCGCTTCTTCTACGTCGCCAAGGCGCCCAAGAGCGAGCGCCCCACCGCCGACGGCGAGGCTCACCCGACCGTCAAGCCGCTGACGCTCATGCGCTGGCTGGTGCGGCTCGTCACCCCGCCAGGCGGCACGGTCCTCGACCCGTTTGGCGGCAGCGGCACGACCGCGGAGGCGGCCATGCTCGAGGGGTTCGGCGTCATCATCGTGGAGCGGCACGAGCCGTACCTGCCGCTCATCGTGCAGCGCATCGTGCGCGCATCCACCGCCCGCGAGGCGCGGTAGGGCATCCTGTCCGCATGGCAGTCATCTGGCCCACCCACCGCGTGAAGGCCGCCGCGCAGCGCGCCACCCGCCGCCGCCTGCGCAAGCGGGAGGGCGACAAAGCCCGCGAGGCTGCACGCCAGGCGAAGCGCGACCTGCGGTGACCTGGCCGCCCGTGCTGTGCCCGTACTGCCGGGCCGTGCCCGGCGCCCCGTGCCGCACTGCGAGCGGCAAGCGCGCCAAGACGGCACACGCTGCTCGGCGCACCCTCGCGCTGTCCGCGCCCGGCGGGTACGACCGGGCGCAGTACGACCGCAGCACCTACCAGGAGGCCCGCCCGTGAGCATCACCGTGTCCGAGGCGCGCATGTTCCAGCCCGGTGCGCAGACCCTCGACCCCCTGATGCCGCGCCGCTGGGACGCCGACGACGGCCGACAGGTCCGGGCGCACCTCCAGACGGCCCTCGACGCGCTCGCCAAGCGCAAGCCGTTGGTCGACGCCCGCTGGCGCTACTACCTGGGCGAGCACGATCAGCTGTGGATGACGAACAAGCTCAAGGAGATCTTCGGCCAGCAGTTCAACGCCAAGCTCGAGGACAACTGGTGTGAACTCGCCATCGAGGCGGTGGTGCTGCGCCTCGAGCTCAAGGGCTGGACGGTGCGCCGCCCTGACAGGCTGGTCGGGGCGGCGGCCGAGCAGATGGTGGCTGCGGTCAACGCGCAGATGGAGGCCAACGGCCTGGACATCGAGCAGGAGGAAGTGCACCGCGTCGCCGGCATCGCGGGCGAGCACTACCTGATGGCGTGGCCGCGGTACGCCGACCCGGGCGACCCGGACGACGACACGCAGGCGGTGGACGAGGACGGCGTGCCGCTGTACGACATCACCGAGCAGGACGCCCGCAACGTCTACGTGCAGCGCGGGGCCGGCGGCCGGGTGAAGGTGTTCGACGTGAAGGTGTGGCGCGACGACGCCGAGAAGCGTTGGCGGGCGACGGTCTACTACGCCGACGAGGTGGTGCGGCTGCGGACGGTGCGCAACAGCAACGGCGGGGAGCCGCCCAAGGCTGAGCGGTTCGAGCTGGACCCGGACGACCCGGGCGGCGACAACCCGATGGGGGCGCCGCCGTTCGTGCGCTTCGCCAAGGACAAGCGCGGGCGCTCGCGGCTGGACTCCCTCTCGCCCGTCAACGACAAGATCAACAAGCTGGCGGTGGGGAAGATCATCGCTGCCGAGTTCGCCATCCTCGGTCAGCGCTACGCCCTCACTGACCAGCCGATCCCCGACAACGCACTGCGCAACGTCCCCGGTTCCGTGTGGACCATCGACCCCGGCGGTGACGGTGAGAACGGCACCACGCCGCCTACCCGCGTCGGGCAGTTCGAGGTGGCCGACATCTCGCAGTTCGACAGCGCCAAGCGCGAGGAGGTCGACACCTTCCTGACCCTCGCCATGCTGCCCAAGAACCTGCGCCAGTCCGCCGGTGGGTCGGCCAGCAGCGGCGAGCAGGTCACCAAAGACAGCGGCCCGTTCGTCAGCATGGTCGAAGACCACCAGCAGATGTACGGCGCGGCCTGGCGGGACCTGTGGTCGCTGTGCGGCTACGACGTGGTGCCCGCCTGGGAGCCGGCGGCGTTCGCCAACGACAAGGACGTGGCCGAGGAGGTGAAGCTGTGGACCGACGCGGGCGTGCCGCTCACCGTCGCGCTGCAGCACGTCGGCTGGTCGGCCGACGACCTCAAGGCGGTGCAGGACGCGCTCGATGACGCCGAGGTGAAGCGGGCGAACGCCAGCGCCGACGCGCTGCGCCAGCTAGACGAGGGGCAGGGCGCCCTCGCCCGGCTCAACGCCGCCGCGGGCGTCGGGGAGTAGCGCGTGGCGGTCACCCCCGCCGAACGCGTCCGCATCCTGCAGGCCGGCCGCGTCACCATCGGTCGCCACGTCAACAGCGTCACCGCCGCCGCGGTGGAGGCGTACGTCCGGGCGTGGGTCAGCACCCGCGACGACCTCGTGGCGGCCGCCGCCGCAGCGCACGAGCACGCCGTGCGGACCGGCGGGCAGCGCAACCCGGCCGCCTACCGCACCGCCCGGCTGCAGCGCGTCCTCGACCAGCTGACCGTCGAGCTGCAGCGCGTCGGGGCCGTCGTCGGGGTCAGCGTCACCGGCGTGGTCGCCCCGGTCATGGACGTGCCCCTACAGGTACTAGACGCTGTGGCAGGCCCGCGGTTGTACACGTTCGACCGGGTGCCTGCCGGCGAGCTGCGCGCCATCGTGCGCCGGTCGCAGGAGCAGATCGCCAGTCGCTACCTCGTGCTGTCCGTTGAGGCCGAGGCGGCGCTGCGGGACGGGCTGCTCAAGGGCGTGACCCGCGGGGCGTCCGTCGCCGACACGGCCCGCGGGATCGTGCGGGGCGCGCAGATCGGTACGGCGCAGCGCCTGGGCATCGGCTCCGCAGCCGAGCTCGACGCCGCCCCTGCGGCCATCGTGGACGAGGTGCGCACGGCGTTCGCAGGCGGCATGCAGCGCGCGCTCGTGCTGGCCCGCACCGAGCTGATCGATGCCAGCCGGGTGGCGACCACCGCGTCGTACCTGGCGGCGTCGGGCGTGGTCGCCGGCTGGGAGTGGATGGCGACGCTGGACCCGCGGACGTGCGGGGCGTGCTGGGCGATGCACGGCGAGGTGTTCGCGCCCGACGTGCACCAGGAGGGGCATCAGCAGTGCCGCTGCACGCAGTCGCCGGTGCTTGTCGGCGAGGAGCCCGGCACGCTGGGCCTGCAGGACCGCGACAGCACCTTCGCCCGGCTGCCCGAAGCACAGCAGCGGCAGGTGCTCGGCCCGGCCCGCCTGGCGGCCTACAAGGACGGCGTGCCGCTGCGGGCGATGGCGCAGCGGCGGGACAACGCGAGGTGGCGGGCGAGCCGCGTCCTGACGCCAGTCAAGGACTTGCCGTCGGTGGGTTGACGACGAGGCAGAGTCCCGCTACGGTCGTCGGCATGGGCTACCTGAGGAACGCGGCAGTGCTGGGCAAGACATGGGAGGGCTACGCGGGCGAGGTGGTCTGTCGCCCCGCGCAGATACACCACGAACTGTGGTCCTCGCCCTACCGGATCAGCGTGCACATCGCCAAGACGGAGGGCGCCGTGCTTTACCACGGCGACCTCCCGCCGAGGATCACCATGACGTTCTGGTGCGGACAGGAGTCCTACCTGCACGACGTGCCGGTCGCAGACACGGACCAGCGCCCGCTGTGTAAGCGATGCGTGGCGAAGTACCGCGACTAGGCCACCCACCACTCCGGCCAGCGCCGCCCGTCGACCTCCAGTCCGGGCGGCGCTGCTGTGCGCGCCGGGCACCGTGTACACCGCCACCAGGCGAGCGCCGGCCGGTCGAGGACCGCGCCCTCCAGCCGCCACGCATGCCCGGTGGCTTGACGACAAGGCTGCACGCTGTACCGTGCCAGACGTTGCGGACCTTCCGCGGCACCGACACCAGGAGGCGTAGGCCCATGGCCGACGACGACCCCGACAAGGACACCAGCAAGGACGACGCCGGCAAGGCGGGCGGGCAGGACGACGACCTGACCGCCGACGAGCTCGCGGCGCTAGGCGACCCCGGCAAGCGCGCGATCGAGCGCATCAAAGCGCGGGCGACGGCTGAGCGGGAGCGGGCCGACGCGCTCGCCGAGAAGGCGTCGAAGTACGACGAGCAGGTCGAGGCCAGCAAGACCGAGCAGCAGCGCAAGGACGAGGCGGCCAAGGCGGCGACCGAGCGCGCTGAGAAGGCCGAGGCCAAGGCCATGCGGCTCGAGGTGGCTGTGGCCGCCGGCCTGCCGGTGACGTGGGCGGCCCGGCTGGTCGGCAACACGCAGGCCGAGTTGGAGGCCGACGCCAAGGCGCTGGCCGAGGACCGCGCCGCGACGACCGAGCCGACGCCCCGGCGCCGCACCACGTCCGACGCGGACAAGGGCGGCGAGGGACCGAACGGCGGCATGAGCGGGATCATCCGCCGTCAGGCAGGTGTCCAGTGAGTGCGCCGCAGGTGGCCGGTGCGCTGCAGCGCGCCGAGCGCGCGGTGCAGACCGCGCGAGACGCGTTCGAGAGCGTGCAGGCCGACAACGAGGCACTTCGCGCGGCAATGCAGGACGGCGCGTCGTACGAGAAGCTCGCGCAGGACTGGCAGGCCCTGCGCGCCGAGCACGCCGCCCTGCTGGCGAAGCACGCCGAGACGGTCAAGGCGCTGGACGCGGCGACGGGCGACGTGCCGCCCAGCGTCATCCCGAACGCGCTGCGCGGTGTCGACCTGCAGCGGCTGGTGCGCGACGTGTACGCCCGTCGAGCGCTCACCATCGCGGGCGTGCCGTACGTGCCGAGCGACACGGCGCAGGCGTTCTGGCGGGGCGTCGCCGATGCACGGAACGCCGGTGGGACGCTGCAGGCGGTCACCACGACCGATGAGCGCGAGACGCTGGCCCCGTGCGCCTGCCAGCCCGACCCGTCAGGCGTCAACCTGGGCCATCGGCGTGAGTGCCCGTGGAACTCGCAGCGGC